ATTTAACCCCACAAGGCTCGTTCAAATTGCTTTGGAAACTAGGTAAATGAGTGAACAACAAAATATAAAAGAAGTACTTAGACAAGAATACATAAAATGTGCCACTGATCCCGGCCATTTTATGCGTAAGTATTGTAATATTCAACATCCTCAAAGGGGTAGAGTATTATTTAATTTATTTCCTTTCCAAGATAAAGTATTAAAACTTTGGAAAGACAACCCATATTCTATCGTACTTAAATCAAGACAGCTAGGTATATCAACATTAGCTGCCGGATATTCTTTATGGTTAATGACTTTCCATAAAGATAAAAACGTACTTTGTATTGCCACGAAACAGGAAACCGCTCGAAACATGGTAACCAAAGTTAAATTCATGTACGATAATTTACCATCATGGTTAAAAGTAGCAGCAGACGAAAATAATAAATTATCTTTACGTTTAAGTAACGGCTCAATAATCAAAGCAACCTCCGCAGCTAGCGATGCTGGTAGATCAGAAGCAGTATCTTTGCTATTAATTGACGAGGCAGCATTTATCGAAAATATTGGTGAAATATGGGCTTCAGCACAACAAACCTTAGCAACAGGTGGTGGAGCTATTGTATTATCTACACCATATGGGACAGGTAACTGGTTTCACCAAACATGGGTTAGAGCAGAAAATGCAGACAATGATTTCTTACCTATTAAATTACCTTGGTATGTACACCCTGAACGAGACGAATCTTGGAGAAAACGCCAAGATGAACTACTAGGTGACCCTAGATTAGCAGCCCAAGAATGTGATTGCGATTTTAACACATCAGGTGATGTAGTATTTTATAGTGAATGGATAGATTTTATTAAATCCACTACTCTTAAAGACCCAATGGAACGCAGAGGAGCAGACCAAAATTTATGGATATGGGAATCAGCTGATTATTCTAGAGAATACATGGTTATGGCTGATGTAGCTAGAGGAGATGGTAAAGATTTTTCAGCATTCCATGTAATTGATATTGCTACAAATTCTCAAATAGCCGAATATAGAGGCCAAATGACCCCAAAAGAATTTGGCTATATGTTAGTTGCTATTGCTACAGAATACAACAATGCATTGCTAGTTGTAGAAAATGCTACAATTGGTTGGGCTACTTTAGATGCTATTTTAGAAAGAGGTTATAGAAATTTATATCATTCTCCTAAATCCGATCAACTTACTGCAGAATCATATTTAAAAGTTTATGAAGGAGACTCAAGTATGACTCCTGGTTTTACTATGTCGTTAAGAACTCGTCCTCTTGTAGTAAATAAAATGCGAGAATATATTGGAGATAGGAGTGTCACAATACAATCTAAACGTTTATTAGAAGAGATGAGGGTGTTTGTTTGGAAAAATGGTAGACCTGAAGCTCAACCCGGGTACAACGATGACCTAGTAATGTCTTTTGCGGTAGGAATGTATTTACGCGACACTTCATTGAAATTCCAACAACAAAGTTTAGATATGACCCGAGCCGCTCTTGGAAATATTACAAAAAATACAGCAGCCGGAGCATATAACTCAAATAGAGTAGCAAACCCATATGTGATAGACACAAAATACGGACAAGAGAGCATTAATTGGCTCCTATAATATTTATAATAAAAAACAATGGCAGATACTAGTTTATTCACCCGATTAAAACGTCTATTTTCAACAGACGTCATTATTCGCAACCAAGGAGGAAACCAATTAAAAGTAATTGATGTTGACTCTATCCAAACAACAGGAGATGTAGCAACAAATTCTATAATGGATAGATATAATCGTTTATACTCTCCATCCTCTACCTCTTTATTTGGACAACAATTAAATATAAACTACCAATATCTTCGTACCATGATCTATTCAGATTATGATACTATGGATTACGATGCTATTATTTCTTCTGCTTTAGATATTATATCTGATGAATGTACTTTAAAAAACGATATGGGAGAAGTACTCCAAATCAGAAGTTCAAACGAAGATATTCAAAAAATATTATATAATTTATTTTATGATGTATTAAATATCGAGTTTAATTTATGGTCTTGGATTCGCCAAATGAATAAATACGGCGATTTTTTCTTAAAACTTGAAATAGCTGAAAAATTTGGAGTATATAATGTTATTCCTTATACAGCTTATCATATTCAAAGACAAGAAAACTATGATCCTGAACACCCAAATGCTGTAAGATTCAAATACTCTCCCGAAGGATTCTATTCAGGTGGATCAGGATATTATGGTGTACCTAATGCGTTTGAAAAAGACCAAAATGCTATCTATTTTGATAACTATGAAATGGCCCATTTTAGATTAATAACAGATGTTAACTATCTTCCTTATGGTCGTTCATATTTAGAGCCTGCTCGTAGGCTATTTAAGCAATATATTCTAATGGAAGACGCGATGTTAATCAATAGAATATCTCGTAGCCCAGATAGAAGAATATTTTATATTAATGTTGGTTCTATTCCTCCTGCTGAAGTAGAAAACTTTATGCAAAAAACTATTTCAACATTAAAACGTACTCCATTAATTGACCACGAAACAGGCCAATACAATTTAAAATATAATATGCAAAACTTACTTGAGGATTTTTATATCCCTGTAAGAGGCAACGATACTGTAACTAAAATTGACACTGCTCAAGGTTTACAATTTGATGGTATTACAGACGTAACATATTTAAGAGACAAATTATTTGCTGCCCTCAAGGTGCCTAAAGCATTTATGGGATATGAAAAAGATTTAACAGGCAAAGCAACATTAGCTGCTGAAGATATTAGATTTGCTCGCACAATTGACAGAATCCAGCGCATTGTATTATCTGAATTATATAAAATAGCATTAGTACATTTATATGCTCAAGGGTATAGCGGTGATGAATTAACAAATTTTGAATTAGATTTAACAACACCGTCTATTATATATGATCAAGAAAAAATAGCATTATTAACCCAAAAAGTAGACTTAGCTCAAAAGATTATGGAAACTAAGTTACTACCCACTGATTGGATTTACGACAATATATTCCATTTGAGTGAAGATCAATATGAAGAATATAGAGATTTAATTATTGAAGACCAAAAACGCGCCTTTAGAAACAAACAGGTATCCGAAGAAGGAAATGATCCTAAATTAACAGGAAAATCATATGGAACTCCTCACGATTTAGCTTCACTATATGGAAGAAGCAGATACGAGGACAATTCAGTACCTGATGGATATGATGAAAAAGTACCATTAGGGCGCCCTGAAGAAAAATCTACAGATAGAAATTCTCAAGAAAGTCCATTTGGAAAAGACAGATTAGGTAATAGAGGTGCAAAATTTGATGACAATGAATCTGATAGTATTCGCCCTCAATATAAAGGTGGGTCTCCATTAGCACTAGAAGCAAAACAAGTATATCTTAAAAATAAAAGTCTAATAGAAAGTTTAGTAAAATCTCCAAGTTTAGTCAAAAAAGATGAAGAAATTTCATTTTTAGACGAAAATAACATAATGGAATAAATATTCTGATATATTTATAACAAAAGCCTAGGCTAATGAACATAAGACACTCAAAGATAAAAAATACAGGGATTTTATTCGAACTTTTAGTTCGACAAATCACCTCAGATACATTATCCGGAAAAGAATCGAAAGCAATTAATATTTTAAAAAAATATTTTGTTAAAAGTGAACTAGGGAAAGAATATAAATTATATGAAACCCTATCTAAACACAGGAACTTAACAGAAGGCAAGGCTGAAATAGTTATTAATTCTATTGTAGAAACTTCTAAAGGTTTAAACCGAGGAGCAATTAAAAGACAAAAATACAATTTAATTAAGGAAATTTCTACTCATTACAATATTGAAGATTTCTTTAAAACCAAATTACCTAACTATAAACTACACGCCTCCCTCTACACTCTATTAGAATTATACAATACTAATATAAACAACCCAGATCAACTTATTGAAAATAAAATCAATATTTTAGAATCATTAACGTCTAAGTCTATTGATAAACAAAAAATTAAAGAGGATGTTCTTGTAGAATTTCAATCATACGATAAAGATCTTCGTATTTTAGCATATAGAGTTCTTTTAGAAAAATTTAATGAAAAATACTCATCATTGAATGGGGATCAAAAAACAATATTAAAAGAATTTGTTAATTCTGTAGATTCAACTCCAAAACTAAGAGATTTTTATAACACTAAAATTGAAGAACTTAAAACAAAATTAACTACTTTATCTCCTAAAATTGCAGATAAAGCAGTTCAAATTAAATTAGACGAAGTAATTAAATTGTTAACTCCATTATCTAAATCACATAAAGTTAATGACGATAATTTAATTAATTTATTACAATACTATGAACTTTTAAACGAAATTAAAAATATTCATGGGAAAGTATAAATACAAATTAAAAGAAACAAACACTATATCTAGTACTTCTGGTTTTACATCCGGAACTACAGGTGAAAATACTGCAGCTCCTAGAGCTTTTAAAAAATCTACAAAAGGAAATTACGGAGCATACACTCAAGTAGGATATAAACCCGTTAAAGAAGGTCCTGGAGCTAATATGGGTCCTGGTCCTAAAGCTGGTTCTGAAGGAGTAACAGACAATACCTATGTAAAAACATTTAAATATAAGTTAGTAAATCAACCTGCTTTAAACAAAGCGGCTAAAGGTATTGAAGTTAAACAATTGTGGGAAACTATAGAAGTAGAAGATTATTTAAATGCTTTGAACGTATCTGATCCTGAAAGAAGAAAATTTTTAGCTCAACGTTTAGAAGGATTTAATATTTTAGAAAAAAAGCTAAATCAATTAATCCCATTACTACAACAAGCAAGAAATAAAACTTTAGATTATTATAAAAATAATCCCAAATCATATGCTGTTGTTTATTCAACAGATTCAACAAACGAGTTATTAGACGATATAATTAACTCATTTACCCCCGACGACAACACAAAACAACAATAACATGGCAAATATACCCGTAAATTTTGGAGGAGTAATATTAACAGCAGGACAATCAGCTACTGGTTCGTTTGCTGGTATTCAAAGTTTAGGAACTGGTTCAATTAATTCTCCTACCGGTTCTTTAATTACAGCATACAAATACGGAGCAGGGATAGATAATGTAGGACAGGTCATAGAAGGAACAGGTGGTTCATTTACTCTTCCTGCTGGGGTTACAATACCTCTATTTATAACTTCTTGTAGTTTAGGGACATTAAGTGCGCCTGTAATTTTATACACATAATATTTATAATCATGAAAACATTACAAAATCAATATATCGAAATTACAGAGGGTAAAGGAAATAAAGATCATTTCCTAAAACAAGCTCGCTATTTGTTCCCTGAACTTCTTACTGTAAACAGTACATTTAAAGATACTGTTAAAATATTAAAGGGTAAAAATATCCTAACCGAAGCAGTAGGTGGTATTGCAACACAAAACCCAAACCAACCAGATTGGTTTAAAATTTTTAATACAAACATAAAAGAAGCTGTAGGTGTTAAAGATAAAAAAGAATATGGTGATCAAAATACATTTGAGAAAATAGATAAAGATGTAGCTAAAGATTTAGAAAGCAATTTTGATAATAGCGATCCTAAAAACATAGACAATGTTTACGGTCAATCATTCTTGATAGGTTATTTAGCTGAAATGGATGATCCTAAAAATGCAGAAAAAACAGTAGACGAATTAAAACAAATTGTAGCCAAAAACATGGCTAAAGATATTAACTATTATGCTAAAAACGGAATGTTTGCTGTTAAAGGCATTGGATTAGAAACATCTAAAGAACCCAAAGCACCAACCGGCAAATACAAGTCTAGTGGATACGGTGATTTAAAAGAAAACAAACTAGGTATTCAAAACACTTACAACCAAGAAATTGATTGGATTAAATATGAAGTGGATTATGTTCCTGATGATGAAGAAGTATATAAAAAATGGCCGGAACCATATAGATCAAGAGCATTAAAAGCTTTAGAATATAGAAAAAAGAATTTTAATACTATGAGTAAGGAAAAATTGGATTCTCTAAAGGAATCTAAACTTCGCTCATTAGTTCGCAATTTAATAAAAGAAGAATTAAACTAAATGAGACAAGTACTCATAGAAACAATCCCGTTTAGCATATCTCCTGTTCAATTAACAGAAGGTATGAGAGCCCCATCAGGTAACCCTATGGTAGAAGGGATATTAGCTACAGCCGAAGTAAAAAACGGAAACGGCAGATACTATTCAAAGGATTTATGGGAACGTGAAATAGATAAATATCAAGAAGTTGTTAAACAAAATAGAGCAACCGGTGAACTTGATCACCCCGAATCTTCAATCATAAACCTAAAAAATGTATCCCACATCATTCGAGAATTATGGTGGGATGGTGATAAAGTATTAGGTAAAATAGAAATTCTTCCAACAACTTCCGGCAATATTCTTAAAGCTTTAATTGAAAATAATGTTATGGTGGGAGTTTCGAGTAGAGGAATGGGCTCGCTAAAGCAGATGGGGGAAACGTTGGAGGTGCAAGACGATTTCGAGTTGCTCTGTTTCGATTTTGTAAGTACTCCTTCAAATCCCGGCTCATACATGCATCTGATTAAAGAAGGCAAAGAAAACACCATCAACCCTTACTCCAAAGTAAACAACATCCTCACAGATATCCTCTGCGCTAACGGAACCTGTCCTCTTTTTTAACCCAACATAATTTTTCAAAATTTTTATTATATTTATAATAAAATAAATTATGATAAAATTTTGTCCTACTTGTAATCAAGAAAAAAAATTAAACGATTTTAACAAAAACAAAACTCGTAAAGATGGGTTGCAACGTGAATGTAGAGATTGTTGCCATAATCATCATAGCAAACATTATAAAACTAAAAAATCACCTCGTTTAAAAGAAAATTTAAAAGAAGGATACAAAATATGTACTTGTTGTAAACAAGAATTATTATTAATACAATTTAAACCTGGAAAAGGACGTTTTGGAGTCGGAGCAAATTGTAAAATATGTTTCAATTTAAAATGGAATCAATACCAGAAAAAAACTAATCAAAATTTAAACTATCAAAAAAATCGAAAACAAAATGATCCAATATATAAACTAAAATATTGTATTAGATTAAGAGTTAATGAAATCATTAAAAAAAACAACATAACTAAATTACATAGTGGATTAAAATATTTGGGATGTGATGTAAATACTTATAAAACCCATTTAGAATCCCAATTTAAAACTGGAATGACTTGGGAAAATCATGGAACCTATTGGGAAGTAGACCACATATACCCATTAGATTTAATTAACTCAGAACAAGATTGTTACACCTATTTTAACTACAAAAATACTCAGCCTTTAACCATATCCGAAAATAGAAGTAAAAAAAATAAATTGCTTTTTTAATACAACACGCGCCCCTCTAAGGGTAGTCCCCTTAGACCAACCCTCCCCTAAAAAGGAGGGTTTCTTTTTGCGATTTTTATAAATTTTGATATATGTATCGATGTAATATGCTATTTACATATATAGCATCGATATTAATATAATTTTATTACGCTTCACGGAATAAGCGTATTTCCCCTAAAAAATTTGAGGACAAACAAAATGAACAGCAACAGAGATTTGCTTAAAGAAGCAATCGCCGACGCTAAAGCTGTCAAGGAAACAGCAATAGCAAATGCAAAAGCCGCTCTTGAAGAAAGCTTTGGACCATTTTTAAGAGAAAAGTTAGCTATGAAGCTATCTGAAATGGATGAAATGGATGAAGCTAAAGAAGAGATGGAAGAAGGGTACGGAGAGGAAATGGAAGAGTCTTACGAAATGGACGAAGCTGAAACTGAAATGGATGAAGCTAAAGAAGAAATGGATGAAGAACTTGACCTAGAAGCCCTCCTTAGAGAACTCGATGATATGGAAGAAGGTAAAGAAGAAATGAACGAAGCTGAAGATTTACTTAATGACCCTAAAGGTTCTACTGCTCACGGAAACGTAGCTGAAGAGGAAGAAATGGGTGAAGAAGAAATCGACATCGAAGACATGTCTGCTGAAGACCTTAAAGATTTCATCGAAAGCGTAATCGCTGATATGGTTGAAGCCGGTGAATTAGAAGCTGGTGAAGGTATGGAAGGCGAAGAAGAAGGTGAAGAAGAAGGTGAAGAGGAAATGATGGATGAAGTTGATCTTGAAGAATTAATGGCTGAAGTTAAAAAAGCTAAAATTTCTGAAAAGAAAAAAGAAGAAGAAGATAAAAAAGTAAAGGAAGTTGAAAAGAAACTTAAAGAAGCATACGATACTATCGAAGCAATGCAATCAACTTTAAATGAAGTCAATTTACTTAACGCTAAGCTTCTTTACACTAACAAAATCTTTAAATCTAAGAGTTTAACCGAATCACAAAAAGTAAAAGTGCTAACTGCTTTTGATAAAGCAACTAGCAAAAAGGAAGCTCAACTTGTATATGAAACATTGCTTGAAGGTCTAAAAGAAAAGAAAACTTCAATCAACGAATCAATGTTAGGTGGTGCTTCTAAAGTAATTGGGGGTCCTGCCCCAAAACAACCTATCATCGAAGTAAACAATCAGTTTGCAAGATGGCAGAAATTAGCAGGTATTAAATAAACAACAAAAACCCTTAAAAAACATGTCACAAGTACAGCAATTATTAGAATCCGCAGCTGGCGCGTGGAAAAATCTACAAAGCGACGCTGCAAAATTGGCCGGTAAATGGTCAAAAACAGGTCTCCTAGAAGGTCTAGATGAGATCAATAGAAACAATATGTCCTTATTGTTAGAAAACCAAGCTAAGCAATTAGTAATAGAATCCAACCAAATCACCTCTAACTCAGGTTACACTGTACAAACAACAGGTGAAAACTGGGCTGGTATTGCTCTTCCTTTAGTAAGAAAAGTATTCGGTACTATCGTAGCTAAAGAATTCGTTTCTGTTCAACCTATGAACATGCCTTCAGGTCTTGTGTTCTTCTTAGATTTCCAATACGGAAACACAAAGAACCCATTTACCTCAGGTCAATCTTTGTATGGTCAAAGAAACCCATCAGGTCAATTCCCATTCCAAACTACTGCAACTGATGGTGGTTTATATGGTGCTGGTAGATTTGCATATTCTACTAACCAGTTCTCTTCCTCAGTATGGGTATCTGCTTCTATAAATAACGTTCCTCCTACATTAGGAGCTGGTACAGGTAGTGTGGTATCGGCCTCTTGGAGTGAATTGAATTTTGATTCTGCTTACTCTCAATCTGTAGTAGCTGGCCAAATTTATAAATTTACTGTAGCTACTGCTTCTACTACTATCAGCAACGTATTTGATGAAGATGGTGTTAGAGCATTCGTAATGGTTAGTGGTTCAAACTTTACATCCGCTAGCTTATTACAGCAGTTTACTACTTATAACTATACTGGTAATAGCATTTCATTCTTCTTTACAGGTGCTGCTAACTTTGCTAATATTACCGCTGGAGCTAATGCTCTTACAGTATACTACAACAAAGCTACCAACTTGAATAACGAAACCTTAACTGGTAACGATCAAAGAGGTGATTTTGAAGCAGACAGAACTGATGTATCTGTACCTAACAGCTTAAATGCTACCCAAATCGTTATCCCAGAGATTAACGTTAGAATGCAATCTCAGCCTATCACAGCTAAAACCAAGAAATTGAAAGCTGTATGGACACCTGAATTTGCACAAGACTTAGCTGCTTATCAGAACATCGATGCTGAAGCTGAATTAACAAACATCATGAGCGAGTACATTTCTATGGAAATTGACCTCGAAATTCTTGATATGTTAATTGAAGATGCAGCCGCTGGTACTGAATATTGGTCAGCTATTAACAATACTGTGTACAATGGTAGTACTTTAGCTACTCAAGCTACTGCTAATGCCTTCTACAACACCCAAGGTCAGTGGTTCCAAACCCTTGGTACTAAAGTACAAAAACTTAGTAACAAGATCCATCAGTTAACCTTAAGAGGTGGTGCTAATTTCATCGTTACTTCTCCAACTGTAGCAACTGTCCTTGAATCAATTCCTGGATTTGCTTCTACAAACAATGGCGAAGCTGATCAAATGGAATATGCATTTGGTGTTCAGAAAATGGGCTCATTAAATGGTCGTTATAAGGTTTATAAGAATCCATATATGACTGAAAACTTGATGTTGATGGGTTACAAAGGATCTCAGTTCCTAGAAACAGGTGCTGTGTTTGCCCCTTATATCCCGTTAATTATGACTCCTCTTGTGTACGATCCTGAAACCTTTACTCCAAGAAAAGGTCTATTGACTCGCTACGCTAAGAAGATGTTACGTCCTGAGTTCTACGCTAAGATCTATGTTAGTGGTTTAACCACTATTTAATCTTAAAGTAAAACTTTAATGTGAGAAAGAGCCCCGCGAAGAGCGGGGCTTTTTTTTATATGTATAGGTATATGATTAATATTTTTGAAGAAATAACATGGTTACAATTTGCGAAATATCCTCGTATTGCTAAACTACCTCTTCATGAGCAAGTACAATATTATAATCAATATCTTCAAGATTTATCTATTGCTAGATTAAATTGGATAACTTATCAAAATAAAGGAATTGTAGAACAATATTTAGCTCAAGAAGAATTTGATGATTTTAATGATGATTATTACCTTATATTACAAGAAGACGGATCTAAAATTATAATAACTTAAAATATGCCAAATTTACCAATATCCCAATTACCTGCATCTTCTACTCTTACTGGTGCTGAAATTTTTGCTGATGTCCAAGGTGGCATTACTAAACAAACTACTCTTACCTCCATTAAAAATTACATAACAAGCTCAACCCCTGGCTTAATAGGAGGACTCGGTTGGGCTAGATATGACGATACTCAATATACTACTTCTTCATTTTTTACTGTTGTTGAGGATGCAGTTGCTGTGGTTTTACCTAATAATGCTGGGAGTAATATTACAACACATATGAATTCTTCTATACCTTTTTATGATGGAACATCTAAAAAAATTCAAATGGCTAAAGCAGGAGAAGTATATTCAATGGTTGTTACATTTAAGGCTAAAGCTCCTAATGCTAATCAAACTCATATAGATCTTTCATTATCATCTACCGGGGCGACACCATACGATAGAGTTTCTAAAAGTTTAGCTTTTGCTAAAGGCAACGATGAATGGGAAAATTTTTATGAAGTATTTAATTTTTATGCTGATGATGATTTTATAGCTAATGGTAATCAATGGAAAATATATGCTAGTGGGGGTAATGTTGATGTAGCAGGAGTAATTTATTTTATTCAAAAAACTTTCGGAACTTAATTTATATTTAACTTAAACTTTTTTTATGAACTCCAACCATCACGAAGATGAAATATTCCAAGAAAAACGCAAACCTAAAAACCCTATAAAATTTAAAATAGAATTAAATCAAGAACAGAAAGAAGCAAAATCTAAAATATTAGAAAACACAGTTACGTTATTAGCAGGTTCTGCTGGTTCCGGTAAAACGCTTTTAGCGTGTCAAATAGCACTAGAAAAGCTATTTATGAAAGAAGTTGAAAAAATAATCATAACACGACCCACAGTATCAAAAGAAGAAATTGGTTTTTTACCTGGTGATTTACGCGAAAAAATGGACCCTTGGGTACAACCCATATACCAAAACATGTACGCACTGTATGACCGAGTAAAAATAGAAAAACACATAGAAGAAGGCGACATCGAAATAGTACCTGTTAGTTTTATGCGTGGTCGCACTTTTTTAGATTCAATGGTCATAGTAGACGAAGCACAAAACGTTACCCACGAACAAATGGAAATGATTGTAACACGTTTAGGTTTACGTTCCAAAATGATAATCTGTGGTGACGACAACCAAGTAGACTTAAAAAACAAACGCGATTCTGGATTTAGATTTTTATATACTGCTGCTAAAAAAATTAAAAACTTAGCCGCAATATCACTAAAAACAAACCACAGAAACCCAATAGTAGAAGATTTAATATCATACTACGAAGACGCATACGAAAGCGGAATTAGTTTAACAAACAGCGGTTCGAAAAAATAAAAGGAACATTAGACTTGCCATATTTATAACAAAAACTATGGCCGCAGGAAGATATTCTTTTACAATTGAGCAAGGAGCAACACTAAGTTTTGAAATTCAATATAGAGACGCAAACGGAAATCCTATAGATTTAACAGGATATTCTGGATTAATGCAGATCCGTTCAAACTATAGTGGAAGCGGCACAACATACCTGTCCTTCTCATCACTATCCGGTTCACAATACAGCGAAGGATTCCCTTCAGGCAGCTCATTTTTAAGCTTTTCAGGAAGCAATTTATCAACCCCACCCTCTTCAGGCAGTATAGGAATATACGCAGGGTGGTATGCTACAGACACATTAACCTTTACAGGTCAAGCATATTATGATCTAGAGATAACATCGGGTAGTATTAGAACAAGGCTATTAGAAGGAATAGTACAACTATCCAAACAAGTAACTCAATAATGGCTACACCAAATCAAATTGTAGTAGATTCTTTTAATAATAACGTTGATATACAAACCAACGACAATCAGCTTCATATAATTAGTGAAGTTTGCAATACAGAAGTTACTGTAACACAGCCCGTAACAACAGTAATACAAGTATCTACAGTTGGGCTTTCAGGTTCAAATGGTACCTCGGGCTTAAGTGGAAGTTCAGGCACATCGGGCTCAAGCGGAAGCTCAGGTATAAACGGTACTTCTGGCTCAAGTGGGGATTCAGGTACTTCTGGCTCAAGTGGAGATTCAGGTACTTCGGGCACATCCGGATCAAGCGGAAGCTCAGGTGTATCTCCTGTTAACGCCTTTGTTCAAGATGGAAATTCATTTGGTGCAACCGCAGTTTTAGGTACAAACGACACTCAAGACTTACAATTTGAAACAAGTGGCTCAGTTAGAATGTACATTAGTTCAAGTGGTAATGTAGGTATAGGAACAACATCCCCATTGTCAACCCTAACTGTTGCTGGTGGTAATATAAATATTGAAAATGGGTACAGTATTGGTGCTAATAATTTTGGAAGTTATTCCCCATTCATAAGATACAATCATTCTGGAGTAGGAACCCCAAGTGCAAGTTTTGGACTTAGTGGAGCTTATATGCTATCAGATTTTGGTGGTATTTTTGGAACAAATGATTTATCATTTTGGGCAGGAGGTTTTACCCAAACCGAAATAATGAGGATTGTAGGTTCTACTGGTTTTGTAGGGATTGGAGAAAGTTCACCATCCGCAAAACTAGAAATAAAAGGTAGTGGTGTAACATCAGCAACAACAGCATTAAGAGTAGAAAATAGCAATGCATCAGCCTCGTTAGTTGTAAGAAATGATGGTAATGTAGGTATAGGTACATCAACACCCACAAACACCCTGCAAGTAGTAGGTGGTGTAACCGCAACTTCATTTACAGGTTCTCTATTTGGAACATCAAGTTGGGCCCAAAACGCATTAACCGCTTCTAACATAACACCTGCTGTAACAAATAATACTGATAACTATCTACTAACTGCAACTGGTGGTGGAACAATAAATGGTGAATCTAAATTAAGGTATGACGGATTAGAATTATTTGTATCATCAAGTGATATTTTATTATCTAACAATAAACCTATCAAATACTATGTAAATGAAGAAGCAGGTCAAATTAACATACTAAATAGTAATTATAGTTACCTTCCAGGCGTACCTAATAATTTTACAGCAGGTACTTCTTCTTTATTAGGAATATCACCTACAAAAATAGAAATAAGAAGCGCATTTGAAGATGCTGTTGGAGGATGGGTTAGTGGTAGTATTCATTTTATAACACCAACAGGTTCAACAGTAATAACAAACGAAGGTAGATTAGGGCTAGGGACAGGATTACCATCCGCTTCATTCCACATAAGCGGGGCATCAAACAGTAACTTATTACGAGTAAGTTCACCTACTCAAACTAATATCCTATTTGTAAGTGGTAGTGGTAGAGTAGGCATAGGAACAGAAACACCAACAAACACCTTACAGGTAGCGGGTGGTGTAACTGCTACATCCTTTACTGGTTCTCTACAAGGGATAGCAACAACTGAAAGTAAAGTAATAGCATTTAATATAGGGAGTATATTTACACCCATAACAACAGGAAGCAAAAATCAAACTATATACTATTCAGAATACAGCGGAAGTATTACAGGATTCCGTTTATCTGCTAACACATCATCAACAGCAATTTTAGATATTTGGAAAGCTAATAATACTATCCCTACAAATGCTAATTCTATCGTAGGAAGCAATAAACCACAATTAACAGCAAATCAATTAACATCTTCAACAAACGTAAGCGGTTGGACTACTTCTTTTGCCCCAAATGATGTTTTTATAATTGAAGTAGAATCAAACGACAATGCAACTTTTATGAATCTACAATTGATAACTGAACAATATATCTAATGGCACTAGTAGCAAAAACAGCATATTACGCTTGGAATACAGTAACAGCATCACTAAATCCTGCTACAAATACTGGACAGCAGTATATTGTAACTAGTTCTTTAGGTTTTAAACAATTATATTTTCCTGAAACTACTAATCGTGTTTTTGAGTCTGTTGGTTTAGAGGTGGGTTTTAGACAAGGTTTAGCTACAGCCTTTGATATAACAAATATTACAGCAAGTGTTCAACTTGAAGGAGCATCTCCTCAAAACTTTAATATAGCAGGAGCAACAAATACAGGAGAACACATATCGGTAGTATTTTCTCCATTTGAACTAGCAACATACTTTAATAATAATTTTCCAGCAGCGTCTTCTTCTTTAAGTTGTAGTGTTCAAATATTTGCATTAGCAACAGCAAGTATAGCAGAAAGTTCAACTGGTAGTTTGTATAGGAACTTTACTTCCAAATTATTTGCTACCTATGAACACGAAGACACTGATATAACCTATTTAAAAACCGCTATTATACCCTTTAACAGCCCAACAAGTAGCATACCGAGCACTTTTACTACATTTGGGACTATCCCAGCATTAACAGGAAGTGATGGGTTTTTACCTGAAGCAGATGTTGTTATTAGAGATTATTTTTTTGAAATAGAAGGTAATGAACAAGCTGTTACCTCTACTGATTTAATATTAAGAGCACAGGTATCATCATCTACCTTTTTACAAAATTTTACGTGGGGTACAATAGAATCAGCTTTAGCAAGTGATACTTACGATAGATACATTTGGACTATTCCTACTTCATCTTTACCTGATATAGCAGCGCCACATTCGTGGCAGATGAATTTAAATACTGGGGCAGATTTTAATAATATCCCTTCAACACTGTATGTAACCTACGAGTATAATAAAACTAATACCACACGTTTATTAAATACTTTATTAGTTCCTCAATATATTCAATCACCTATAGGAAATACTACATCAGCAGATGCCAGTTATGCTGCAAGAACATTTAAAGCATTAGAAAATAACCTAAATTTAAAACAAAGTGCTTTAAGATTTTTTTGGGGGGATGTAGCAAACGTAAGTAATTTAAATATAAAAGTTGGAACACAAAACTATACACCATATACCACAAACGGTAGTTCAATATGCGGTGGTAAAGTATTACAACATTTGATAGATGACGGAATAACATTAACAAGAGGAGATAATACATTAGAATTAACAGCTTTTGCTACTGCTACAGTTGTCGCTACAAACGTAAGTGGATTATATATAATAAATTACCATAGTGATATTCCTTCAAATGGAATAGATTATGCTACAAAATACCATTTATGGGTCCCATCAGGTTTTGGTAATTTTCAAAACGCAGGAGGTGTAACCACTAAATGGACTGAAACTATACCATTTTCATCAAATATTACCTCAAGCACATACATAGTAGGGCATGGGTATCAAAACTATTCTTTTGGTTCTGGAGTTAATGGAATCACACTTACAGCAGATAAATTAGCAAATGAATTAAATGGAATAGGCTATGCTAATCTATATGATGATGCCCTAAATACAGATAGTGAGATAGGAACTGTTGTTAGTACCTTAGGATTTAGTGATGCAATGGGAAAATACAACGAAGCCCCACCATCAACTTATATAAATCCTTGGGCAAATAGATTATTTAGATATTTCCAAAACAATTCAGCCTATAGAGCCGGATTTACAAGATTTGCTACTTTAAGCAGATTTACAACTCCTATAAGTGGTTCGGTTTTTGGATACAGTGGAGATGGGAGTGGATTAAGTGTAGATATTTTCAATGCAAGTAATGATGTTTTATTATTTACATTAACTACAACCACAGGTGGATTATTTAACACACAATGGTATGACAATACAAACCTTATGTATGCTAGAGTAGTAAGCAATAATGACATATTTTATAGCCAAAAATTAACTTCTACAAGTTCACTTAACGTATATGTTGGAAATTTTGAATATGGTTTTACTTCAACAAATTAAAAATTAACTATGGCAATACAAACAACAACCCTCCTCGAATACAGCTCTAAAAAAAAGGAATAATATTTGTATTTTTTGCCATATTTATAATCAAAAAATATGAATATACCAATATGGCCTGGTTCAAGTTCATTTTTCCCTGGAGAAACTCCATTTGGATTCTATGACTACGATTATCAATTTCAACAAGATGCAGACAAAGTAGCAAGATTTTGTGCTTTACGTTTAGGGTATCCTATTGAAAACGTTGAACTACAAGCCACAAATTTTTATACTGCTTTTGAAGAAGCAGTTACCGTTTACGGTAACGAACTATACGCTTACCAATTAAGAGACAACTACTTAACATTAGAAGGAGCATCAACTTCATCGAATGTCAACCAAGCACTAGTTACCCCAACTATGGCAAGTATTGTTAGATTATCTGAACAATACGGAGAAGAAGCAGGAGTTGGAGGAAATGTAACGTGGTACAGTGGTTCTATTCCATTAACCGCAAGTGTTCAAACATATGACCTAAAAAAATGGGCAATAGAGCAAAACATTACAGGTGGAATAGAAATTAAAGCAGTATTATACCAACCTTTACCGGCCGTTTCACAATTATACTCTCCTTATATGGGTGGGTTTGCAGGACTAGGAGGCGTTCCTGCTATAGGATCTGTAGGATTAGGATACGGATACGGGACATATACAGGCTATCTTATGATGCCTTTAAGCTTTGGTCTCCAAACAATCCAATCAATTGAAATGAACAATCAAGTTGGCTTTTCAAATTATACATTTGAATTAGTTAACAATCAACTTAAAGTATTTCCTATTCCTGGAACAGGAGACGATGGAGCCAATATGTGGTTCTATTATATAAAAGACGACGATAGAATTAATTCTGCTTTTGGAGCTGCTACTGGAACTAAAATAAATAATTTATCTAAAGTACCTTACGATAACCCAATATACTCTCAAATCAATTCTGTAGGTAGATCTTGGATATTCGAATATACTTTAGCCCTAGCAAAAGAAATGCTAGGATATGTTAGAGGAAAATACACACAAATCCCAATCCCTGGTGCTGAAGTTACATTAAACCAATCTGATCTATTATCATCAGCAACTTCAACAAAAGAAGCATTAATAACAAAATTAAGAGAATATTTTGATTCTACTTCTCGCCAATCTTTGCTTGAAAGAAGAGCAGCAGAATCAACTGCTCGCCAACAAGAATTGAATCAATCTCCAATGACAATTTATATCGGTTAATAAAATTAAATATATGATAGGTATTTATAAAATAACTAATCCTAATAATAAAATGTATATAGGTCAATCTACTAATATCTTTACAAGATGGAAAGCATATAAAAAATTAAAATGTAAAGACCAACCTAGTTTATTTTTTTCTTTACAAAAATATGGACCAGAAAACCATAAATTTGAAATATTAGAAATATGCGCTCCTGAAGAATTAGATATTAAAGAAATATATTGGGGTAAATATTATAATGTATTATCTAACAAACATTTAAATAATAGATTAGGAAGAGGATTTGGTTCATATGATAGTGAAGAAACTAAAAAGAAAAAAAGTGAATGTCATAAAGGAAGAAGTAATTACTGGTTTAAAGGAAAACCCCTAACTGAAGAACATAAAAAGAAAATAAGTGCTGCTAAGAAAGGCATATCTAATATTATAACTAAAATTAGAAAAGATAAGGGTATTTCTAAAAGATATCATGTAGATGCTGTAATAAAATCAAAATCTATTCCTTTGTTACAATATGATTTGCAAAATAATTTTATACAAGAATGGCCTAGTGGTGCCGTAGCTGCTAAATGTTTAGGACTAAGACAAAGTAATATACATAACGCTAGTATAAATAAAACCCAATCTTGTGGTGGATTTATTTGGATTAAAAAGAAAAACTTATCATGAGTCTCTTTGGACAGGCACGCGACATCTCAATGTTTAGATATGTCAACCGCGAGTTGATGGGCAATATTATATCTCAACAAATAGTATATTACCAATACGAATTAGCACAAACCAAAGTAAACATATACGGCGAAGCAGCAGAAGCTAGAAACTTCCTAGACCCTGTTATACTATTTGCTCTTATAGAACCCTCAGACTTTAACTACCCAGAAAGTGATTTTGGTGTTGATTTTGAATGGCAAGTAACATACAAATTTTTACGAGATGATTTAGTTGATGCTGGTATAGTTCCTGAAATAGGAGATGTAATCATGTACCAAAACGGATATTGGGAAGTAGACGGAACAAATGCTACTCAATTCTTCGTAGGCAAAGATCCGGAATATCCATATACTGATTCAAATGGAAATAACCCATTGAATCCTGGATTAGACCAATTTGGCTACAACACCTCAGTAATATGTAAATGCCATTATGTTCCTGCTGATCGTCTTGGTATTATACCTCAACGTTTATAAAAATGGCTAGAAAACCTACCCCTAAAACCCAAAGAGAGATTAGTAGATCTCAACACATTGCTACTGATATACAAGAAGGTAATCCAAATAACTCTGCCCAAATTAATAATAGAGCAACGCAGGTTTCTTGGAAAGGAGACGATGTAAAGCCGTTTTCTGTAGGTATTCAAGATATAGACGAAGCTATATTTTATTACTTTGGTGAAGTTATAAAACCTTTTGTAATACAAAACGGAGAAAGATTACCTGTTCCTATTATATATGGTTCACCTGAAAAATGGAAATCTGTTCAAAAAGATGGATATTATAGAGATGAAAAAGGTAAAATTATGGCTCCTTTAATTATGTTTAAAAGAGAATCTTTAGACAAAAACAGATCTATTACAAACAAATTAGATGCTAACGAGCCTCATAATTATCAAATATTTGCTAAGCCATATGATAATCGTAACGCTTACGATCAGTTTGCCGTATTAAACAATCGTAAACCCCAAAAACAATACTATGCTGTAGTATCTCCTGATTATGTAACATTGACGTATAATTGTGAGGTATTTACATATTATATTGAACAACAAAATAAAATAGTTGAAGCAATCCAATACGCTTCTGATGCTTACTGGGGTAATCCTCAAAGATTTCAATTTAAAGCAATGATAGATTCTTTTGCTTTCCAAACAGAACTTATTGCTGATAATGAAAGAACTGTTAGAAGTACCTTTACTCTAAAAATCAACGGATATATAATCCCAAATACTATCCAAAAAGACACTACAGCGCTAAACAAATTCTCAAACAAAACTCAGGTAAACATTTCAGAAGAAGTTACTACTAACATATTCCCTTAAAAATTTTTTCAATAGTTATGTGTTTTTTCAATATTTATAAGGGATAACCTGAACCTGAAGTTTAATGGCTGAAAATAGAATAAGTGGCAACAATAGACTAGACTTACCCGATAAAGGTAGAGGATATTTTGATCAGTCACTAGGATTTAATAAAGAAAATCTTCCTATTGTACAAGAAGGATGGTTAGGTTATGTATTAACTATAGACAATGATGGAGTTGTATCATTAGTTCAAATTTCATCACTAGATTCAGGAATATCAGGAGCATCAGGTACTTCGGGTTCATCAGGTACTTCAGGTACTTCAGGCACATCGGGCACATCAGGTTCATCAGGTACGTCAGGTGGTACAGGTGGTACTTCAGGTACTTCAGGTACTTCAGGTACATCAGGTACTTCAGGTACATCAGGTACTTCAGGTACATCAGGTACTTCAGGCACATCAGGTACTTCAGGTACATCAGGTGCATCCGGTTCTTCAGGTACATCAGGTACTTCAGGTACATCAGGCGCATCCGGTTCTTCAGGTACATCAGGTACTTCAGGCACATCAGGTACTTCAGGCACATCAGGCACATCAGGTAAATCAGGCACATCAGGCACATCAGGCACATCTGGTACTTCAGGTTCAGATGGTCTAAGCGGTCTTTCAGGTCAATCAGCAACATCAGGATCCTCAGGTTCTTCAGGTACTACAGGTACTACAGGTACTTCAGGATTTAATGGTATTTCCGGGATATCAGGTCAATCCGGTTCATCAGGTTCATCAGGTACTTCAGGTACTTCCGGATTAACAGGTACTTCAG